CAGAAATAATGTTAGCACTAGGTTATTTTGAGAGCGTATGGCTGGTGTGGGTCGCCACCTTTATCGGGGTGTTCATCATTGACGCAACGGTAGTAACAAAGCGTAAGCGTGAACGGTACGAGGGTCGCCTACGCCACCCTGTAAATCACCAACCAAAACCAAAACCGTACGATTACTGTATGGACAACAACAAATAGAAAGAGGAAACAACAATGGCACTACACCATTATGTCATCACATTTGATAGCAACACTAACGAATGGGTATTAGATGACGACACACTTACAGCAAGATTTCCTGACGGAAATGTGTATGACCACGATACGGAACAATGGAACTATGAATACTTGGGTGACGGCAAGTTTTACCCAATGGCAGAGCAGGCAGGCGAGACTATCTCTAATGCCGTGAAACAACTAAACAAATAAATAGAAAGAGAAAAGGGAAATGGAAACAACAACATTTGATAACTATACCGAGGAACAGGCGTTGAAACTTATGTGGTCGCTTGTCCGTAGGTTTGGGTGGCGAGGAACTATGTTCACACAGACAGACATTCGTGAGGCGATAGAGGAACGGGTCGGTCTGAATGAGGCGACAGATAAACAGATACAGGCAGTTATGAAAACCCGTATGTGGGTCAAGACATTAGATGATGCTCTTGGGCGTGAGGGTATGGAATGTTTGTATGACGCTGTGAATGAGGTATTAGAGAACGAGGGGACAAACTAATGGAAATCATTTTAGATTTAGGTGGCAAAAAGACCACGCTATACGCCAACAGGAAACAAGCAGAACTTGTCTGTGACTACTGTGAAACACCAGTAGAAACAGCAGAGGAACTGACCGAAACTAAATGGACAGGGAAACTGTGCCCTGATTGTATGGAACAGCAGGTATGGAAATGACCACGATTACCGTACCATTCACATTCATACAACAAAAAGACGGGTGGTGGTTCATAGAACAACACCCCAACAAGAGCCACGCCGAACAACGCAGACGCAGATACCTAAATACTTTATGGTCATTAGAACAAGCGTATGAGGATTGGTGTCTGCTGATTGAGGGCACACAATGAACGGTACATACGAGATTGAGTATCACCTGTCAAGTTTTGAGCCTTGCCATAGAGAGGTTGTCACGGTTGATGGTCGTAACAAGAGAGAGAACAGAACTCCTGTGTCCCTGTTGGAATACGCCCGTAAAACTAGCAAGGTGATTGGGGCGTACCAGTTCCGTATTCACGCCATAAAACTACGACACATCACGCCAAGCAATGCCTCGCCAATGTATGCCCACCTCATCTTTGAGGAAACAACAACCCCTGATGAGGACTAGACCCCGTAACTATCGGGCGTTGCTACATTTCATACAGAAAGAAAGATGTCCGTACACCCGTACATTCAGACGGCAACCAAGACCACAGTATGTAATCACATTAGAGGTCGCTGGCACTGTCGTAAAGTATCTCCAATGGGATAGTGAACAGGTTTGGCGTTGGACTAAATCCCCCAAAAAATCTGCCACCTTCACAAGCCGAGAGAAAGCACAATGGCAAGCCGAGAACTGTTCTATGTCTTGGCAACACTCTTACAACATACGGCTTTTAGAATAGCCTGCTACAATCTTGCTGACCCTCACGCTTTGTCTCCCCTTCCGAAGTCGTGGGGGTCACTTGCGTATCGTGATAGGGGTCGGGGTGTGAGCCAATGCGTAGCGTTCCCGTGGGGTTTTGCCACCAAACATTCCGAACCTACATTTCTGTCCTTGTTCATACGACATTGCGTACTCTAAACATTGTGTGGCGACCTCGCATTGCTGGCAGAACTGTAACGCTTGACGGTACACACTGTCTTGCCCACCTGGGTTGTCAGGAAAGAACACATCTGATGGCACCCCTCTACAAGATGCTTTCTCTTGCCAGTCGGGTCTGTCCATTATCATTTCTTCCTCTTTCGTTTTGTTTTTTGTAGGTCGTACAACGCTGTGGTTGTTTTGTTTTGGTGACACACACACGGGCAGGTGTCGTGTATCTGCTGGCTGTATTTGACTAGGGCACGAGCGACTGTGCCACAGTGCGTACAGTCAGGGTGTGCTCTGGTGTACTCATACACGCCAGATAGGTACATTCTTTTCTACTTCGTCACGCTTCTCTTTGGTTTCGTAGAGGCGCAGTATGTGGATACACGGGTCGTCACCATTCTCAAACTCGTTCATCTCGTCATCTGACATTGGGATACCATCGTGGGTTGAGCAGATAGCAGGGCTAATAAACCCTTGTTCTCTACCTATTGAGAACCATTCTTCATAATCCATTAGAACGGTTCTTCATCAGACAGGGTTGGCATTTGCTTGCCAATCATCCCGACCTGTGCCATTACCTGACTGGTCTGGTCTTTCACCCAAGCGTTCCAACGGCAAGACACACCAACTTCATCAGCCACAAGTTTCATTGACTTGCCTTTTGTGCCGTCTTTCTTGGTGAACTCGTCTTGTTCTAGGCGACCTGAGATAAGTACGGTGTCACCTTTGGCGATACTGTTTGCCACATTTTCTGCGACCTTGCCGAACACAACAACATTGTGCCAGGTGGTTTTCTTTTTGTCATCTTTACCGTAGTTATCTGCTACTGAGAATGTCAGGATTGCCATTGCGCTGGCACTGAATTTCAGTTCGGGGTCTTGCCCGACTGTTCCGTGGATTGTGATGTTGTTCATTTTGTTACCCCTCCTGGAGTGTTATAAAAGGCAAAGGTATATCTACCCCTGCATTGTTTGTTCTTCTAACCATTGATACCAACTTAGGGGTGTTTACATCAGGACCGAACGCAAGATACGTACCGTCTGTTGAGTCAATACCCCACTGTTTTGCTAATACCATACGTTTGAAAGAATTTACTCTGCCCATATGTACCCATATAGAACGGGCTTTTGCTTCTGCACAAAAGATACGGGCAGTATTAGAAAGTTTGAAATCTGTTGTCCCACCAATAAATAAACAACCCATTGTTTCCCACGGGGTTGTTTCCATTTTAGCACCATCTTGTAATACAAACGCTGGTTTGTATCCCAATGATGAAACCATTGTGTGATATTCAGACCATCGTTCAACCGTTTTGTCGTGGTCTGCAACTACATCTGGAACAGTTGCGAACAATGCTTTGTCTGGTGATGAATGACCTTTGAGCCATTTGAGCCAAACCTGTTCATCCCATTTTTCAGCAAAGCAACCGTTGTCTGCTGCCCATACCCACTGGTGTGGAGAACTTTTACTGTTGCGTTGGCTGAATGGTGTCAGCATCAAACCAATCCCATTGTCGTGCAATTCTTTTTGCATATCAGGATTTGAAGGCAGGCAGCCGCTTAGATAAATCATTTGATATCCAAATAAGTAGTCCTCCGAGCAAAGCCATTTCTGTTTTGCCAATGACTTGTCCTTGCCAATACATTGTTGAACCAAATGCAATCTGCAAAAAGATAAATGAGTCAATGAATCCACCAATTACACCTGATGAAATGACTGCGCCGACCAATGTTTTGTCACGCAGTTTTGTGTAAACAAGGAAATCTGCTAGTTCTCCACAAGCAAATGCAATAGCACTGGCAGTGGCAACTGCTGGATTCACTGCGTAGGACAACAACACGCCAACGGCAATAGCAACAAGTGTTGCTTTGCGCCCGTAAACATTTTGTACTATGTCACGCAAAAACATAGCGATTCCAATCATCAACACACCAGAGGGAGCGTTGTAACCAAACCCAACGGGGATGGTGTGTGGACCACCAGGAAAATACTGTGTTCCTACGTTAGAAATCATCCAGTTAGCAACGGGGATGGTTGCTAAGTACAAAATGATAAGTGGTATTTTTTTGTTCATTCTCTTTCTTCCTTCTTTTGTTGGAGACTTATTATTCTTCTTGCCCGTTTTTGGCAAGGGTGTTGTGGTGGTTCAGGTAACGACACAAATGTTGTTACTGTCACGCCACAGTTGGGGCAGTGCCACTCTTGTCGTAATGAAATGCCCTTCATTGGATTTAGAGTATACCCTGGGTGTGTCTTAGTCAAGCGCATTTTCAATAATGTCTTCTGCTACCGAACAAAGCAAAGAACATTCAAAACTGGCTTCGGTGGCGTGGTTTCCTCTGTCTGGGTCCAGTTCGTCAAGGAACAATCTTTCTTTTTTGTTTCCGTTTCCTTTTGTAGACCTCAAAATGGACACGTCTAAGTCTCTTTCTAATTTAGCCATACGGTCAAACACTTCAGGAAAATCTTTACGGATTTTATTCCAGTACCCCATACCTCCCTTGGGGCAACCAATGCAGTTGTTGTTTTGATAGCCAAGTTTGTACATAGCAGGAAGTTCTATGCCTGCCCTGTCAACCATAGATAAACAGTCCTGCTTTGAAAGACCACGCTCTATCAAGGGAGTGCGAAGATTCACTTCAGGGTTTTGTTCTCTGAATCTGTCTGCACGATGCTGTTCTTCGGCTGTATAACCAAACACTTGGATGTCTTCGTGTCGTTGAAATTTTCTGCGCAATTTCTTTTTTAGTTCTGTTGTACACATTGCCCCGTAAGGGGATACAAGGAACCGTGATTTTTCCCACACATCCCAAGTGTCAACATATTTTTCTGATTTCAAATATGTGATTGGATGTCCAAACCATTGTTCACATTCAGCCATAAACCGTTTGTTGTCTTCGTGTTCTGAGCCTGGGTCGGTATAAGCCAGTATCAAATTGTCTGGCTTTTCAGCAATGATTAATTTTGCTGCAACTGCTGAAGCAGCACCAGCAGAGAACCATACGATTGTGCGATTTGTTGTTTCCATTAGCAATTTCTTTTCCATTTTTGTACAAGTTTATGTTGTGATTGACAGATAAATCTTTGAATGGATTTACGAGCCTTCAAGCAACCCCATCCCCACGGACCAACTCTCCATACCTTAGTACCATCTGGTTCAATGTGCGACTTGAACGCTATTGCGTCTGCCACCCTGACCTGTTCTTGTGGGGTCATACCTTTGGCTGAGGAATGATTACTCCACCTACGAAAAGTAGAACGGTGAATCCCTAATCCACCTGTGTAACTACGGGTTGAGTGGTTCCAGTTCGGTTCGTTCGTGCCAGGTAGCCCTGTCTCACAGGTTCCAAGCGAGTCGTAATAGGCATCCACTAATACACCGTGGTATTTCTTGTGGCTGTTGTCGTTTTTAGCGTGGGCTGTGGTTGGGGTGGTAGCGATTGTGGCTACCAAGATTGTGGTCAATATGATTTTGCGCATAGTGCCTCCTTGTTGGGGGGTTGGCTTGCGTTCCCATTTCTCTAAGCGAAAAGAGTCTAGCAGTTAGTCGTATAGTTCGTTTGTTTGTAGGTCTTGAACGTGATGGGGGAACAAGAGGAATCCTTTGGCTGGATTGTCTGAGTCTGGGGCGAAGTTTCTTTTTTCTAGTCTGTCGTAGTTGTATCTAAGAAAGTTCTTCAAGCGTTGTACGGATATAAGGACAAAAGATTGAGGTGCGAACCTGTAAGCCCACCATTCTGCCTCTGTCACGTTGATGCCAGAGTCCTTCCAGACCCCACCAGACGGCTTCTGCTGCGTTTCAACAGCCATCCTGCCATTCCTGTACCTATCAGCCTTGACTTCCACCGTAGCCCTGTTCAGAGCGTTGAAGAATTCAATCAGTTGGGCTTCCCCCTCGTGCCCATAAGCAAGGTCGGTTTGGAAATCAAACTTCGGGTTGTATCCACCTATCTCCATCATCTCTCCTTGTAGTAGGGATTGTCTTTGTTGTGTACCAGTGTGGCGTACCCTGCCATCAGGTAGGGCTGCCAGTTGGTTCTGATATGGGTGAACCAGGCTTGCCTGTCTTGTTCGGTCATATCTTTCCACATAGCAAATGTGGTGCCGACCTCTGGCTGGCTACCTATCGTCATTCTTCGCTTATCATCAAGTATTGCGTGTAGCCACAGGAACACATCATTGCTTTCAAGCAAGGCTCAATATGTCCATCAGCCTTAGTGAATGCCTGTGATGCAACCCTTTGAAAGACACGCAATTTAGAACGCAACTCTTGGTTTTCACGCATCAAATCTTCTAGGTGGTCTTTTAGCGTTCCGTTGTCACTCATCAGGTGTCTCGTCTTCTTCGTCTTCGGGGTCTTCGCAATCACTGTGATAGTCAGTCCAATCACACCACCCACAAGGTTGTTCCGAAGCACTATGACATCCACACGAACTATATGGATTTTTATGTCCAGCCTCACACCTGTTCAGCCAATGACTCATCTGAACTTCTCCCCTATCAAAACGCCACACAAAAACACGGCACTCAACATAATAATTTGAACAATGAAATCACCCACGGCGTTGCATCCCCACAAACTTAGTCAAACAACGACACACATCACACGTTCTAAAATAATCGTGGTCGTGCTTCTGAGCGTGAACAGACAACTCCTGAGCCATCTCTTTCCACCTGTCCCGTTCATCCAACAAATCCAAGTATCGCTTGAACCAAGCAACACTGTCCCTCTTTTCTCTGTCCTTATCCATTTGTTTCCTCTTTCATTTCTAAATACTGGTCAATAATTTTTCTTTCACGGTCAGACGGTGCCTGTAACCGTTCAAAATCTGATGCGTTATAAACACGATTCATAAGACACTCAAACAGTTCTCTACTGATTGTTTCCAACTGAATATGAGAAGCCATCAGTAACCTGCCTGCTTCAACAGTTTCGCCATATCTTCAAACCTCATAATGGCGTACTGTTCTTCACCAGTGCCGTGACCCTGGCGTTTCACAACAAGCACACCATAATCAGCATTAGCGTTGATGCGTTCCGTTTCTGTTTCTTTCAACCAAGCAGACAACTCGTGCCTCTTGGCTGCTTTACATTCAAACACCAACGGACCACAACCAGTAACGTCACCCTTATCAAGATGACCGTGTAAGGCTCGCCTCTCAGCATATGGGAAACCAAGATTGCGTAAAGAACGAACAATCAAAGTCTCAAAGGATGTTCCTTTAGAACGGTTCAGGGACATTTTCGTAAGCCTCCTGAACTAACTGGCGCAACAAAGCAGATTTTGATACTCGCCTCATTGAACACAACAACTCAATGGTTGTCCACTGTTCCACTGTTACACGCAACCCTAAGAAACGAGTTGATGCCAACTTGCCTTCTGGGTCCACAGTTCTTTTCGCACTCATTCTGCTTCCTTCGCTTTCTTTGCTTCGCTAAATGCTTTGCGTAACGCTGCAAGGTCTGACTGTTTAGCGAAACCAAACCGTACATTTGCTGCTTTATAGATAGTCATAGGATTCAAGTCTTCTTTGGTGCAAGCCTTAGTGAACCCGTCAATCTGTTGGGGTGTCAAAAGAGTGTCTTCTGTTGGGGTGTCATCCTTTGGTGCTGGCTTTGACATCTGACCTGTTTGTTTCTGTGGTGCTGGCTTACCACCCAGGTCTTCCCATTCCTGCTTAGTCCACAAAGACAAAGCAATACCGAAACGCATTGAGGCGTTACGAAGGAAGTCACCAACAAGTTCTTTGTCTAGTTCCATCTTGTCTGCTTTGACTGAACCAACACCTAGCATTTCTTTGCCGTGAATGGTGAGCCATCCCCACATTGTTGCGATTCCGTTCTCAACGTGGATAGCAGGGCGACCATTGTTCCAGCCACAAGGTTCCCAAGACCAGTACGGGTCCACTTCAATGAGGATGCGAGTGATGTCTGCGTGTCCTACGAAGTCAAGTTGGATTCCACCTTTGGGTAGTTTGCCAACAATCTTTGGGTCTGGTACGGCAAAGTCTGTCATTACTTTGCGTAGTTCTTTTTCTTTGTTTTGTGTTTCCACTGGTATTACCTTTCTCGGTGTGTTGTATTTGAGGTTTTGGATGCTTGTTATTTTGTTGATGTCTGATGTGTATTCCATTGTCATTCTCCCTTTAGACGCAATGTTCTGCTTAGTGATGACTTAACATACTGTGCGTATGTGTCAGGGTTTTCTGCTTGGAACCGTTTGGAATCAAACCAGTCACGCTTGTATCCCTTCCAAGTAGCAACCACTGCCCCATTGATAGTGGCAGATTCATTCGGTCCAATCAAGTCACACAGTTCTGCTTTCAGCCTGTCTTCCATATCTTTGTAGGAAGCCAATTCAGATTTGACGTGTTTGAGTTGGGCGATTAGGTCGGTAACTGACGGGTCTAACTCAATAGGGTCGGCAGTTGTTTGTTGGTAACGAGTGCTAATAGTTTCGTAGGTGTATGTAATCCCTGGTGGGGTCATACCTAGTTCAATAGCGTTGAGCCACATTGCTGATGCTTCTATGTGGTCGTCTATTTCTTCTTGTGTGATGTTTTGTTCCACGATGGTAAGGCGCAGGGTGTTGTCAAAGATTGCCCACGTCACTCGTTTAGCATCTGAACAGATGGCTTGTTGGATTCCTTGAATACGCCAATAGTCAGGCAACATTCCAGAGTATTCACGGCTTGTCGTTTTTACTTCAAGGATGTGTTTGGTTTCTTCGTTCCATCCGTCAAGTGTTGAGATGAGTCGTGCGCCATTGTCGTGTGCGAAGCAGAACAGTTCGTCTGGTGTGGAGAAGTCCACGCCTAGTCTGTCGCCTGCCCAATGGATGATGGTGTCTTCAAGACGGTTCCCTGTTTCCATTGCAGCGTTCGGTGTGATGGGTGTAGGTGCTACGCCTGATAGCAGTTCGGCTGCGTATTGGTCTTGCTTGACAAATGGGTGTAGTCCGTAGATGGCTGCTGCTGCTGAGGCAGAGATTTGTCGGAACCCTTCTTTGTCTTTGTATCTTTGGTTGAGCCATTCTTGTGAACCGTGTGGTTCTTTGGGTATGCGATACCTGTCGTAAGTCATTGGGTTTCCCCCTCCTTCTGTGTTGTACATATGTGCTATGTATAAAACACCATACAGTAGGGCTGTGTCAAATGCAAGTAGAAAGTAAAATTGTTTTCCGAACCATTCCTGCTGGTATATAAAACAGGTTGATTCCGTCACCCTCGTGGAAGGTTTGAAGCAGTGTGATGTGGTCTTTCTTTCCACCTGGGTCATCTGGTGGCACTAGGAAACCTACTGATTGGACCAGTGTTTCGCCGTCATCTTCTATTTCTTCTAGCGTGAGCCAGCCTGGGTCGCCCCCACAAGCGTCTGCCCATTCAATTAGAACGATTGGGTATTCAGTCTTCATCATCTGCTCGTTGACCTTCTGCTCTACATTCAGGGCAGTATCTTCCTTCGGACTTGTGCCAGCCTTCACCACAGATGGGGCAGATGTAGAACTGTGATAGTGGGGTCACAGGTTTATCTTACTATGCTGCTTGGTGGTGGTGTATCAAACTATCCAAAGCGTTTATCACTTGGATAAGTTCATCTTCCTCCACCCCCCTAGCCACTACCCTTACCAAAAATTTCCTGATTAAAAACAACTGAGTCAACGTCATAGGACCCACGACATTATCAGTCAGGCTTAGTGATATACGCTTCCACAAATGTAATACGTTCTTCAATTCTGTTGATGGCATCACGCATAGACGACCCACCATTCTTGAACATATTGGACTCCACCAAACTCACAGCCTGCTCAATCCTCGTAGCCCACTTGATGACAGGTTTGATGACAGTATGGAAAATAATACCGAGCGCACCCACCACAGCACCAGCCGTGATAATCCACTGCGCAACAGTCATCGTCTTTTCCCGTTACTAATCTTGACGGCTTCAATCCACACAGACAACAAAATTGCTATGCAACTGGCACCAATACAACCAAACAAGATAAGAGCAAACATCACTGCACGTTTCATTCAGGCTTAGGCAAGGCTCGCCAGGCTGCTTCAAACTTTTCTGCGTCTTTAGCCATCTCAGGAGAAAGTTCAAGGTGCAACCATTTCCCTCCGAACGACCCTGCATTATCATCTTTAGTAAAAATTTTTACCCCTGCCAAATTTTCGCCACGACTACACCTGAACCCACGACCATAACCAGGCTTGCCATCCTTGACATCCTTATCAAAGGCGTAGTCGTGAATCTCCTCAATGCCCAGTTCCTTCGTGTACTTGATAAACCAATCCCACATAGCCACGCCAACCTTACGGTCCGTATAGCCAATGTCCACGGCAGCACCAGTAGCGTGAACAGACATCCACTTTTCCATACCAGGGTCGCCAATCTTCTTACCCTCAGTATGAGAGTTGCGCATCAACCTCGGCTGATAAATCCCCAAGTTCTGCGTCTTCCATCTACGTTTACACAAATCAGCCAACTTCTCAGTACCAGGCTGCGCCTTCTTGCCATCAAAACTAGGGTAGTAACTGTATTTTCTTGGCATAAAAATCTTCCTGCTCAGGTTGCATTTACAAATATAGCAGTGCTACAATTTCTATTGCCCTTAGCAAGGTCGTTTCCCCCTTTCTCCCTTGCTAGGGGCACTGTCGTATCTACTCGTCTATTCCCACACCCAGGGCAATAGCAATAATGTTGACAAGCAAAGCAGCAACGCTGATATACATAGCCTTGCTCAATGTATCGCCAGACAAGGTGACAAGTACAAGACCTGTACCAGCAGCCCATAACAACAACGAAGTAATAGCACCAAAATATTTACTCATAACGGTCAGGTTATCATTTCCGTCTGGTCGCCACGGCTGCTGCTGCTGCCACACCTGCTATAGCAATCAAGGCTCGCCTCTGAGACACAGGGATATTGGACCCGACAGGCACATAGGTATCTACAGCCCCACCAAAAATGTCCACTGATTCCTCAAAGGCTTCTCTAACTTCTTGGGGTGCATCCTGTACTGCTGCCACAAGTTGTTCAATCTGGGCATCAGATAAATCTTCTACGTTCAATGCCTCAAACACTTGGGTGGCTTCTTCTGCTGTGATAGTAGCCAACACTTCAGGACTGGTAGCCAATTCAACAGCCTGCTCCTCACTAATAACGGGTGGTATCTCTACAGGAATAGTTGTAGTTGTTGTAGGGTTTTCTGTTGTTGTAGTAACAGGAACCGTGGTGGAGGTAGATGATGTGGTGGTGGAAGTTGAAGTTGACGTGGTGGGTTGAACGACAGTTGTGGTGGGGGCAAGCGAAGTCGTGGTGGTCGGCGCAACAGTTGTTGAAGTTGATGTTGTGGTTGTCGGGGCTATCGTTGTTGTGGTTGTTGTCGTTGTGGTGGATGTTGTTGTAGATGTGGATGTGGTGGTTGTTGTTGACGTTGTTGACGTGGATGTTGTGGTTGTCTGTTCTTCTGTGGTAGTTGTCTGCATAGAGCCGACACCGTTGAACCCCAGTTCATACTGTAAATTCCAGCCTCCATTTGTGCGCCAAGCGTTAGGGTCGCCACAACAAATACCAGCCCTCAATCTGTAACGACCAGCAGGTACGGCTATAGAGATGTACGACTGTAAACCATACGAGTCATCATTCGCTGCGAGTTGTACGCCTTGTTCGTCATAAAGCCACAGCATCGGGTCGGATGGATAGCCTTCAACCATATAGGTTTGCGCTACAAATTGTGTTGGTTCGCTGTATTCAAACCAAATGTCTGTTGGTTCTGTGATGATTGGGTTCTGCGCTTGAACAGAACTTGACCATAGAAACAATGTTATAAACGCCGTGATGACGGCGTATCTGCTAGCCCTTCTTACCGAAGGCTGCTGCAACTTCTTCTTTCGTAAGAGTGCCGTCTTCTGACCAGGCACGAAGTAACGCTTCGGTTACTTTTCCTGCTGCCATAAAGCCTGCGATGGCTGCTGATTTCCAGAGTTCTACGCCGAAGATTGCGCCACCTGCTACGGCTGCTAATGCTGATGAGCCGAAGACTGCGATGATTCTTCCGATGAGGGTTTGAATTTTTATCATAAGTTTTCCTTAGTCGTGTTTGATGATGTAGTTTACTACAAGGTGTGGCTGGTAGTAGTCGGTTCCTGAGCCAACTGTGCCTGTGGTACCTGAAACGCTGTGGGTGTGGGATACATCGTGGTTGTTGACAGTAATTCCTGCATTACCTGAATTTATTACGTGACTGTGGTTTTCACCAGATACCATTCCATCTGTTGTGTCCGTACCAGTTGTTTGACCAGTACCAACATTGATGCTTCCAGCATTACCAGAATCATTATGTGTGTGCGTGTCGTCAGTAGTTCCTTCAGCAGCATTGTAATGTGTATGCGCAATATTTTGGGTTTCTGTAACCCCACCGTGGTTGTGTCCTGCATCATTTACGCCGTGACCCAATGTGGCGTTTTGATTCATTGCCCCAGAAGTAGCACTAAACGTATGGCTATGAGAAGGAAGGTTTCCTTCAGCGATAGTGAGCGAACCACCAGTGCCAAGCAAAGTCAACGTGGCATTATCACCAATAGGGAAACGACCACGCATATCAGGAGTAGTAGCACCAACCAAAGCAGCCAAAGATGTATAACCAGAAGTGCTAGTACCGTTACAAAGCAACCAACCAGTCGGGGCAGTAACACCAGCATAAGCAGCAATAGTTCCTACAGGGACTAAGGCGTTAGCCACAGCCGAAGCCAACTTAGCAAGGGTTACACCACTGTCTTTGAGGCGTAAAGTGTCACTGTTGATTTCAATAGTTGAATCATCAACATTCACAGACAACGCTGTACCTGCACCACCAGCCAAACCAGAGCCAGCCACAGCAGAAGCAATCTTGGCTGCCGTCACAGCAGCATCAGCAATACCAGCAGTAGCAACCTGACCCCATTTGAAACCATTAGTAGAAGAAGAATCAGCCTGCAAAACGTGAGTGTTCGTACCAACAGCCAAACGGTTTACAGATGAACCATCAGTAGCAATCAAGTCGCCCTTAGTGGTCATAGCCGAAGCAATCAAGTTAGCCTCATCAGCCTCATCAGCCGTGAACACAGGATAAATAGCAGCACCAGCAGAATGAGAAGCAACAGACGTATCATCCTGCGCTCTCACCACAGTCAAAGTCAACGTAGAAATAGCCGTCACCTTAACCTTCTCCTCACGAGAAGTACCAGGGTCAACCACAGCAAAATAAGGGAAAGTGGTGGACCAACCAGTAACCGTGTCAACAGTAAAGGTCGTGTCACCTGATGAGGCAGTAGGGCTATTAGTCAACACAGCATTGGCTGCTGCGCCTTTATATCCTTTTCGTACTGGTAAAGCCATTAGATACTCCTAGTTTTCCGTAGAACGCATTGTAACAGTAGCCGTACCATCCCAAGACCAAGTGTTCCCTGTACTGTCAACAGGGGTCCACTCTACATCCTCAACAATGACCGAATAAGAACGGGTACCTAACTGCAAGGTAACAATTTTGGGGCTATGAATCAGACTATTCAGGGTGTCAAGTTCCTGTTCAGGGTCCATATAGATGTCTCTGTCACGAGGGCGAATCTTTTGGTGCAACAAACAAGGTATGGAAAACACCTCTGAACGGAATGGTGCAGCGTAGGCTCTAGCCATCCACCGTGTCACAATAGGGCTTACATTGTCGGTAGGGGTTAGAACCAGTTTGAACCCTGCCTCAATAGTTTTGACATCTGAACCATTGTATGTGTATTCAATATCGTTGGCTGAATTGAACGTGCCGAGGGAGGCATAGTCGGATTGGTCGTTCTGAAGTAACGCTTCAACTGTGCCATCCAAAGGTTCAGTACGGACATCCATTTTTGCTACGAACTTACGGTCAGGAATACCCCAACGGTAGATACCGAACTCAATGTTTCCTGTGCTGACAAGAGCATCAACATCTTCAGCAACAACACCAACACCAGAAATAGCAAACAATCGTTTGCTGTCAAATGTTGTTACTGATTTGACTGCTGCCGTACTTGTATACATCAGGTCAGTAGCGAAAGCAGGGGTGTTAGGGGCGATATATACAGATAGGTCAAGGCGACCTAAACCACTTGATGTTCCGTCATAGTTTGTCCAAGTGAACCAAACATATTTGTCTTCAGCAATGAAATCATTTACAGAGCCAGATGTGGGAATCAACGCTCCAGCAAGCAAGTTGTTGTTGGCATCGGCTGTGCAATAACGAACACCTTTGTTAGTGCCGACAAGGATGCCACCAAGATAGCCATACACACTGCTAACTACTTCACCTACTGGTAGTTCTAAGGCGACAACTGGCAAGTCAAAACCTGTTGCGTCTGTTTTTAAAACAAGTTTATAAATGGAAGAACGCACTCCACTGTATGCCCCAAGATAAACTGCGCCTTGTCCTGCTGCTGCTCCAACCCACGTAAGGGTTGCATCGTGAGCCGTACCTGTATCTGGATAAAACACTTTATGAGATTGCCCTGTTACCGTACCGATTACATACAGGTCGTGACCTACAGATGCGAAACCCCATCCTTTTGCATAGCCGAAACCTGTGTATGTTTTACCTGAAGAACCAGACGAAGGATAAAACAAAGCAACAGATGCCGACCCTGGAGTGGTGTAATAAATATCGTTACTTGTGTACCCAATAAAAACATTTGTTCCGTTAGTTTCCAACGCTGTAATAGCCGTACCTGGCGAACCTGTAGTTACAGAAGTCCAAGTAGGGGAAGAAGCAAACGGGTTCGTGCTGTACTTCAACGTAGCGTTATCTGCCACATACACATACTCTGTGCCGTTAGATGCTTTGACAGTACACATAAACAAGTTAGTTGACGCTGAAGACAAAGAAAGTTTAGTTGCGTGATGCAAACTGAACTGTCCTTTAACCCACGGGTTTATACCTTTAGATTTATAGAACCTGTAATCTTGTGCTTCAGCCGTGTCAGAATATTGTTGTCCAGCACCATAATGCCAAGAGTCTTGCCCTCTACGCCAAAGCCCACCTGGGTTGATTGCTGCTTCACCAGGGGAAGTTGAATCGTCAGTGGAGTCACGCACTCGTGGTTCGTGCGACCTGACATACTTACCTGATTTAGTGTCAATAAGGTACGGGCGACCATTGATAGCGACAGGGTAGACGGAAGGGACAATTTCGGTTTGGGCTGTGCCATTATAGAACGAGGGTGTACCAACGAAGGAAAGTGTGAACGTGGGAGAAGCCACGGTTTATACCTTCTGTAGAAAAATTGGGTATTGCCGAGTAAGTTTGGCTGCTTCAGCAGTGATACGGTCACGACGCATACGCAACATACTTACGATGCTGTTAGATACTGCACCAGCAGATACTTCGTCTGCTCTGCGTGTGTCGCCCTGTGATTCTGTGAAGTTGCGTTTGATTTCTCGTGGTGCGATAAGACGAATTTGTGCCCCTACAACAAGGATGTCTTCTGCTGATTCTGGGTATCCACCGTTCATCTGCACATTTTCTGATTCTGTTGTGAACTTGGTGAAAGGCGCACGATACGAAACACGCAGGTCGCCTTGTCTTACACCCTGGTCAAACTGCAATGCCATACCTGAACCGAAATCTTTTGTTGGCATATTGCGTAACAGTTTTACACGGTTCACTTGTTGGTAGTCACTAGATATGTAACGGTTTCGTACTTCAATCAAGTCAATAACATCACTGATGCTTGGCAGGTTAATTTGCCTGTCTGAACCGTTGTAACTTAGGTCTAGGATTTTGACTTGGAACAGTCCGTTCATTGGGGAACTAAGGTCTGCCAGTTCATCATTGATTGCTTCAAGGACTTGCGCTCTAGGAAATCGTGGGTTGACCGTAACAATTGAACCGTTAGTATGTGCAGCAGCAACAGTACCGTTGAACGCTCGTTCCACCGTGGCAACCTTTGTTGATTCAACAACTGACCAGACATACATTTGTTCTGCATCTATTTCAATGATGGCACCTTGACGTATACCTGCGATTTCGTAGGTCAGGGTGATAGTGGTGGCTGTCGTGTTGACGGCAGAGGCTATTTTGTTGCGTTCTTCAACCACGCCAGACAGTAGTTGGCGTTGAGTTCGGTTGATGATTTGAGCAACAGTTGCCATTTAGTTCTTTTTGCCTTTAGCAGACATATGACTCCTCGTGTCGTGAGACACACCTATCATAGCCTATAGAATGTCAAGTTGGACTGAAGCCTTACATCTGTAGGGTTTAGTTCCAACGCTACAGACCCGTGGAACCAGGCTGTATCTGAATCGCCTAGATGATGGCAGGCTATAGCCATCAAGTCGTGTGGTAGCCAACCCCAGGCTTCTGCCTCGCACAGATAGTCCAACGGTTTCTCTGTGATACGCAAAGCCATCTCGCAGTTGTATCGGCAACTAAGCCAATCTGCTTTTTCATAGTGGTGTTGTGCTAGGGCTACCCACGATTCTCGTCTGCGTGGGTCTTCCCCAATGGCACGATACAGGTGGTAGTGGGCATCATCTGGTCGCATCTTGGCTATGAACCGATGTGAGGCTGCCCGTTCTGGTAGCCACGTTGATAGTTCTAGGTGACGTGTAAAATGGTATTGCGCTTCTGGGTATCTACGGTTGAAAAAGTATTCACGGGCTAAATAGAATTGGTTTCTGTCATCCCGTGGGTCTTCTTTGACTGCCAGTTCAAGTAGGGGTAAGTATTGGGAGCGTGATTTGGTGGGGTCAGGATGATGATGTATTTCTAATCCCTGTGCCCATTGTTGGATTTCTGTGGTTTGAGATTTGAGGACTTCGTGTACGGGGTGCTTCCATTGGTATTTGTGACGGCGATGAATTTTGTCGCCACCATAGGTAAGCCCTTCGGAACCGTCTGGGTTCCACGACCAGATGTATTTGTAACGTGGTCGGGTAGTGCCTGGCTCAAGATTTTCTAGGGCTTGTCTCCAGCCTGGTTGTAGCACTTCATCCATATCTAGGGAAATACATAAATCTATGTCTTCGGGCAGTAATGACAGGGCGTGGTTACGGGCGTGGTCAAATCGCCAGGGTGTAAAAGTCTTTTGGTGGACATCTATGCCTGCACCATAGGCTAAAGCGTAGGTGTCGTCTGTTGAACCTGTATCCAGGATTAGTAGATGGTCGGCTTCTTTGGCTGATTCGTACCAGCGTTGAACAAATTGTTCTTCGTTGAGTGCGATGGTGTATACGGCTATTTTCATATCCCCTCCTAAAAGTTACAAACTTTGTAGTATTTCTTGTTTTATTGTGAATAGTTCTGTGCGTGACTTTAAGTAGAACGCCATATTTTTATTGCTTGGGTCATTCAATAAGGATGCGCTTAGATTCAAACTCTCTACATCCCGTAATAGTTTTTGTTGCTCTGCTTGCTTTACCTCTGTTATAGGCGCAGCATCAGGGTATAAGGAAACAATGGAAGACAAACAAGAATGGGCAACATTCTTTTTGATAAACACTTCTGTGGTTGGTGACAACGGTTGGACATTTTCTGGTCGCACACGTGCTGTTGGATTACCCTTTAGATATTCAAAGATTTGCATATCAGGCTGGTTAGATACAAGTGTTTCTTCTATTCCCAGTTGTTGTGCAAACTCAAACGCCTTCACTGCTACAGATTCCGTGTTACTAAATGGTGCTTGCGATACTTGCGCCCATTCCAAAATCAACTTCAAAGCCTCACCTAAACTGTATGTAGCAAAGGGCGTGGATGAATTGTTCATCAACTCTGTTTTGTTGTTTTTGTTTTCTCGTTCAATATAAACAAGGTGGGCTACGCCGTTGATGGATAGCACTGGTTCGTAAACAAGCAAAGCATCGGCTGCGTCTGGTACGACAATTGTTGAATCTCCTAGTGGGTCTGTAAACAGTTCAACACCGTATAGTCCAGCGTCACATCGCCATTGGTTGTCAAACGATGGTACAGGTGCAGAGTTCATAAAGGTAAACCCACCAGCGTCAATGCTGTCTACACCGTGTTTGTAGTATTTGTAGATGCGTTCAAAGATTTGAAGGCTAACTATTTCTGATACGACCCCATCTGTGGCAACAAGGTTATGTTTGCTGATGTGGGTAAAATACTCTGGGAACGCTACAAGGACTTTACCGTTAGACATTTCAAATAATGAACAATCTTCAAACGGTACATCGTTGTTTACTTCTTGGTAATACAGGTTGATTGTTGATGTTGCGTTTAGTTTTTGCAACATAAAAAACATATTGTATTTGTTTACAACGTCTAGGTTGAATGGTTCAATGTTCATAATCACGGTCCATAGTATTGGAAATAACACATTCCTGCTGTGCCAGCAGATGCAGTATTACCACCACAACCGTACACGCCTGTATTGCCACCAAAAAGAATTCTGTTTCCTTGACCAGTTGCTGTAGAGCCGTAGCCTCCACCACCAGAGCCACCAGCGTAACCAAAAGCCTGTCCACCATATCCACCTGAACCACCGTATCCATTGCCAGCAGTATGTCCGTTTTCGCCAGCAGTGAAGTTTCCTCCACCACCACCAGCAGCCGTGTAGTAAACAATGTCTTTGCCACTACCTGTAGAAGTTACAGAGCCAGTACCACCACCATATGATGAACTTGTACCTGAACCTGAAGAACCACCTGTACCTACAGTTGATTGCGCTCCCCCTCCTCCACCACCAGCAGTCAATGTAGAAAAAGAACTTCCCGAAATAGTTGTAGCACCACCAGCACCACCATCGGTATCAGCAAGGTTTCCAGCAGAACCACCACCACCGACAGTTACATTCAAATAAGAACTAACTGCTGATGTTGCAGATGTGTTGCTTGTGTTGTTGATGTAGTAGGCACCACCACCTCCACCACCTCCAGCACCTCCACCTCCACCTCCAAAGAAGAACACATTGAAGATAAATGGGGTGATAGCCGAGCCACCAGTAGGTGTAATTGTCTGTAAATACACAGCGTTGTTATAGGTACCTGCGCTTGTTTGTGCGTAGGTCTTCAGCGACCAAGTAGTAAACGAAGTAGAAGCAGTAGTTACTGTCCCAATACCATTACTAATAACAGCACGAACATAATAAGTAGTGCCAACAGACAAACCAGTTACGTTGTAATAAACAGCAACAGATTGACCAGTAACAGGTGAACCAGTAGCAGTTACTTCCGTAAAAGAAGAAAAGTTGTTTGTAGTGTTGTACTGAAACTTAACTGTTGTGCTTTGATAGTTAGCACTAACCGTTGCGTTGAATGTGGCTCGGTCTTGGTTGAAATTAGTAACGGCATTGATAGTTACCGTTGGTAGTTCAGTAATGCTCGCAGCAACTATCCCACGATGGATAGGCATTATGCGCTCAAATCACCAATAAGAACAAAACTGTTGGTCCCGATGCAGTACAACGTAGCACTTGAATATTGAGTACGAAGTTTCAAACCTGGCGTACCAGTCAATGTGGCACCACCAGCAGCAACAGTAACTTGACCAGCCCCAAGACTCAACAAGTCAAGACTTTGACCAGCAGTAAAACCAAGAGAAGTGCCAACAGTTACCGTCACGGCTGAAGCATTGCTCAACGTAACCATCTTGCCTAAATCTGCTGCTAACAATTGATAGGTTGTTCCTGTTTGTGTATTGACAGTTTGTGTTGTAGCAAAAGAACCAGATGAACCTGTAGGTCCAGTAGGTCCAGTCACAGTAGAAGCATCACCAGTCGCCCCTGTAGGTCCAGTAGGACCAGTCGCACCAACAGCACCAGTAGGACCCGTAGGACCTATCGGACCTGTATCACCAGTCGCACCAGTAGGACCCGTAACACCCTGAATACCCTGCGCACCAGTCGCACCTGTCGGACCAGTGGCACCCACATTACCAGTCGCACCAGTGGGTCCTGTCGGACCCTGTAATCCTGTAGTGCCCGTGGCTCCAGTTGCACCAGTAGGACCAGTAGCCCCAATCGCACCCGTTTCCCCAGTAGCACCTGTTGCCCCTGTTGGACCGATAGGTCCAGTCGCCCCTGTAATACCTGTTGCACCCGTAGGACCTGTCGCTCCGACAGCACCCGTGGTACCTGTGCTGCCAGTAGGACCTGTCGCCCCTGTAGCCCCAGTAGCCCCAGTTGTCCCTGTGGAGCCTGTAGGTCCAGTAGCACCAACCGAACCTGTCGCCCCTGTCGGTCCTGTTGAACCAGTATTCCCTGTAGAGCCTGTCGGTCCAGTCGCACCTGTGGGTCCAGTGGCACCAATTGAACCTGTTGACCCTGTAGAACCCGTAGGACCTGTTGGTCCTGTTGCGCCTGTAGCACCAGTATCCCCTTTTGCTCCCTGTGGACCAGCCGACTCTGACCCAACAACTAAAACTTTCGTGCCGACAGTAGCAGGCACAGAAGGGTCAGCCAACGCCAAAACAATAGAAGTACCAGATTTGTATACAACAACTGGTTCGTTAGAAACAGCAACAGTGACCTTTGTGGTAGCCATAAACTACCTGGTCACATCGGCAAGAACCGTTACAGTACCCGAAAGAATAGTGGTAATAACACCAGCAGCGTTTTCCTGCAAATCCCAATACAAAAAGCCAGGGTCTAAATCGGCAGTATCGGCAGCAGCAAACGTGACAGCCATCTCACCAGCAGCCCCATTAGTAACAGCGCAGGTACCTGTAATGGAAATGGCAGCGATGTCTGGGGTGGTACGCATCTGTGACGTGTAGGTACGCCCTGTAATATCCACAGCAGTTGTACCGTCAGTAGTGATAGTGACCTCTACCATTTCGGTATCACCACGGGTAATAGTTAAATCTTGTCTTGCAGGTGCAGCCATACTTGTGTGATTATAGCACTATTGGATAGCCCCTGAGTTCAGAAGAACTTGATGCACATTTTCTGGGACAACATAGGTTTCTCCTGGTTTCAAACTATAAAACTGCGACCCGATGTGGGCGTTGACTTTACGAACCACTTGGATGCTGGTCATAATTTCAGGTTCATACCACACTGGGTCTTCCAGAAGGTTTCCTTCTGGGATGAGGTTAAGTAGTTGTTTGGTGGCGTTAGACCAAGAAAACGCTTTTGATTCGGGGACACGAGCCACAGCCCTATCCCTAATGGTTTGACGGTTTGAATATGCTTCCATCATCAGTTCCTCCAACACCTTCTGGTTCGGTTCATCCCACTGCCCCAAAGTCTCTGCCGTAGATTTACGACACGGAACCACCCCAAAGGCTAAATGAGCGAACTGGGACTGTCCTGTGCTGTCTGACACGATTGTAGGAACGCCACTGGCAATAGCCTGTAAAGGCATCAAACCAAAACCTTCACCACGAGACACAGCCACAAAACAATCAGCCTGGTTGAACCACTCACGATGCTGCTCACGAGTCATCCAATCTCTATTCAAAAACACCTTGTCACCCAAACGATTCAAAGGCACATCCTTAGCGTGAGGCGCAGCCTTGATATGCAGTTCAGTATTAGGCAACTTCAAAGCATTAAAAGCATTCACCAAAACATCCAGCCCTTTACGCCTCCATAAAGAACCACCCCCGTGGAACCGAAACACATCAGTCCGTTCAGCATCCATAGGTTTCCAAAAACTATGGTCCACCCCTAAAGGACAATAAGAAACATCATTATGAAACTGACTAAACAGTTCCACATTATGTTGGCAAGGAACAACAACCTGGTCAAAATGTTCTATCCACCTACGGAAATTGCCAGGCAAAGAATCCGTTTCCCACATAGAAAACAAAACCTTATGTTGCCCCCTGAACCAACCCTTACAAGCATTAGGGATTTGCATATGAACGTGAACAGAAGCGTGTTTGTCCAGTTTTACATTCTTAGGTAAAGACTTCTTGAACCCGTCAAGCATCGCCCCATAACCAAAGTTAGGGTCATCAAACCCTTGCCAATGTTGATAGTTCACGTTTCAGAAGCAGGCAGACCTTCAATTTGCCAGCGTTCAGTTGCCCGTGATTCCAACACAGAAGCACCATCAATCTGTCTAGGTTGCAAACCCTGCTCACGAAGACGCTTATAGGCAGGCATATCTTTATTCCAACCCTTTTCACGCTCATTGATTTTCGCTACCTGCGAACCACGAGTAGTAGTTGAATTAGAACCCACCTGTATCCCTGTAATTTTACAAGCAAAACATCCCTCAACATCCAGGTTCGGATGGTCTTCCCTATGCTTCAATGTAATCTCCATAGCCAGCAGCAATCAAATCTGCTTCCTCAGCAGCAGTCAACGGATGAACGTGACCACCGTGGTAAGTAATAGAAATAATTGACGGGTCGCCAGGTTGTGATTCTGTGAAAGAACCATCAGTCAATTTGAACACGTTGCGCCCTCTTTTGCCTGGATTCATATACGCAAAGATTCCTCTTTCGCCTGGTTCAGCCCAATAAACAAACGGGTCAACTGGTGGAATAAATGTTGCCATACACACAGGATAGCAAAAACCCCCACCCAAACGGGCAGGGGCTTCGCTGAACCTTTATGGGGTTCTAATCAATTCCTTGTCGGAAATTAGGCGTTTGTACCAATGCTTGATGCTGACTCAATACGACGCAATGCTTCCTGACGGAACACACCGTAACCAACGAAGTGCTTCCAACCGACTGGTCGGAAACGCTTGAGAAGGTCGGTCACTGTTCCGTACACAATCGTTGGCTGTGAGCCATACTCGCCACCGAGGGAGATACCCTTAGCGAGAGCCTGGCGACCCATAATGAGTGTGCCGTATACGTCAATTGTTCCACTGGAACCACTGTTGTTTGATGCGTCAGTGAACTTCGGCGCACGTGGCGACTCCATAAAACGGACTCCTTCAAACATACCGATTTCACCGTTGTAGATGCCTTCAGGGTTGACGTAGTTAGCAGGTGTACGCCACGCTGCTGCGTCTGTTGCTGAACGGAAGTCATAAGACACGTCTGGGTGGATGAAGCCAACATACGAACCATTGATGGTAGGTACGTTTGCGCCACGAAGTTGTGCTACAACTCTACGAACGTCATTTGCTGCGAGGGTGTCGTCAGCGTTAACGGTTGTACGGCTGGATGGGTCAACTGCTCCACCTGTTGCGTAAACCACGTTGTCGCCTGCTTCAAGCACGTTACGAGCGATGGTGTCAATTGACAAACCAGCGTTGTAACCAACTGCTTGTGCTGCTACTGGGTCTACAGGGAGGAACGAGGTTGCACGAAGTTTTGCTGTCGTTACAGTTGCGTTACCGTATTCGTTGAGAGTGACAGTAACTTGGCTATCGCTCATTGCGACAGGGGTTACGTCTTCTGCTTCGCCAAGAGCAGTGGTTGCTGCTGCAAGGTCTGCGAATACTGTGAACTTAACTGATGCACCTGGGTTGGTTGCGTTTGTGGCTTGGACATCTGCAAACTGGTCAAAGTACATTTCTGGGCGAAGGGCAAAATATGCCAACTTCTCAAATGCCACCTGGTCTGTTTGTAGGTTTGCTGTGCCTGTTTCTGCTGCGTAGTAATCAGCCATTTTAGTTTTTCCTTATTGGATAGAAGTGGTTAAAAAAGGTCTATGCCTTGTGCTTGTGCTTCTTCAAAAATCTTGTAGACCTCTGCTTCAGAGTTGGCTTCACTAATACGCTTGTTCCAAGATGGAGGTGGTGGTGCCGATTCGCTTCCAGCAGCAATTTTATTGGTTTGCTGCCAGCCTCGTTTGTCGGAGTCATCTGTCTGGGGTGTAATTAGTTGTGCTTCTTCGGCAGCCTCACGGATTGCTTCAGGGGTCAAATCACCGTCATAGCCTTTAACAAAGTATTTGAATCGTGGATTACTGGTGTCTATTCCAGCCTTCACGAAAGCAAGTTCTTGCTTGGCTGTGGCGAACTCTGCAACTTGTTTGCGTAGTTCGTTGGCTTCTTTTTCCAACTGTTTCATCCTCGCCCGTACAGGATTCTGTCTGGGTTCGGTATCCATTTGGTCGTCTATCTCTGAATCATAATCTTCATTGAAATCTGACATTGCACTCTCCTTAAGCCCTCACCACATCGGAGGAACGTGGTGGCTGCTAGTTGTTACACCCCATTATTTCGTTACTGATTAGGGGGGCTATCAGTAAGTCTTGCCATCGGCATCGGTATTACTATAACACATATTTTTCTTGTGTGCTACTGACCGATTGTGGTAAGTCCTGTTTGTTGTGATTGGTTTGAGGCAAAGCCTCCACCTGCTTCAAATCCTGCTTGACGGGAACGCTTCCTTCGGGCAATTGCCTGTCGTGCTTCTGCGTTTGTTCCGAAGGTTCCAGCAATTTGTTCTTCTTGACTGATTGCAGTTTCGCCTTGCATACCTGCCTGGAACAAACCTTGTTGTTCTCCTATGGCTGCAAAGCGTTGTTGTGCTGCTTCGGAAGATACGCCCTGTGCTGCTAGTTCTTCTGCTGTAGTAATCCCTAGTTGTATTCCTGCTTGGGCTTGTCCTTGTGCAGATATTTGGGCTGCTTGGATTTGTCTGTTGAATAGTTCTGCGTTCTTGTTGCGCCCGATAATATCTGTGGCTCTGGTTGGGTCCAGAAAGTAGGCAGCCAGGTCTGTGTCGTTGATGCCGTACAAGTTTTGTAACTGTTGTTTTACGCTTGACGGGGCGTTCAGGGCAGCCCTATATCCAGCCTGAATACGATTATCAAATTCAATTGCTGAAACCCTGCCAGCAATCAGTTTGGCTAAATCTTCAGGCTGGTCATAAAAACCAACAGGCAAACCATTAGCAGCCAAACGTGCAACGTATTCTTGTTCAGCCTGAATATACTCGTTAGGTTTGAACGGCTGAAGACCAGCCTTGATGCGACCCTCATTACCAATAAACCTTTGCTTTATGGCGTTCTGAATACCAGTATCAGGACTGGAATCAATGTACTTACCCACAGCATCAACGTCATTCACATCAACAGAAGGGTCAGTTACCAAAGAGTTCAGCAACGGGAAAAGAAAGCCAAGCCCCAAAGAATTCAGCGTAGTTTGTAGTTCAGCAGTGGTGGACATTTATCCAACCTTCCCAAAAAGTTTAGTAACAGTATTGATAATCCCAGAATACTGTTCTTTAGCCTGAGATGTTTTAGCCCAATCAGGCAAACCACGCAAATACTGAGTCCATTCCGTAGCGTTCATCAAACGAGACTCCCCAGATTTAGGGTCTTGATACGTCAACAACTTGCCAAACTTAGTGGCATCCGAAAAGTTGATGGCTGTCTGGTCAATCCCCAAAGTTTGTGCAGCAATAGAACGGTACGACTCAGTAGCATCATCCACCGTACCCGTGTCTAACTGTGCAGCCAAAGCAGGATACAAACTTTTAGCCTGATTACGAAACTGGTCCTTGATTTGTTGAGCCGTGATAGTCCCAGAAATAATAGATTGTGTGTACCCCTCAATAGAAGAATCAGACAGATTCAAACCATACGACCTAGACAAAGCCTTCAAAGAAGCAGCGTCAGTTCCTTGTTGCAATCCAGTAGGGGTGGTCGCAGCAGGAGCAGCCCCACCAACAGCCCCACCAGCCTTAGCCTTAGCCACAACTTTTTCACCAATCTTGTTAGCCAAAGTCGCAGCATCCCAACCAGCCTTCATAAAACCAGCAGACAAAATATTCAAATCAGAATCATCCAAAGAATAACCAGACTTAGCAGCCTGGTCACGAACCATAGTCTTGTTCATTTCCAACTTGTCCAAATAAGAACGGTCATTAGTAGACGTACCTTTTAGATAGTCATACTCCCCAACCTGCAAACCAAGATTCCATTTTGATTTAACAATATTGTTTTTGATGTCTTCAATAGGTTCATCATTTACATAACCATTTTTGATGATGTTTGCAACTTCAGGGTTGGTGTTATAAATGTTCACCAACCAACCGTATTTACCATTGATGTAGTCAATCCACTTTTGACCTTCGGTAAAGGCAACTCTTTTCTGTTTTGCTTTTCTGTTTTGAGCAGCAATTTGTGCTTTAGTTAGTGCCATTGTTATTGTCCTCCACTTAGAGCCTGGTCAATAGCCCCAAAGATATTGTCCATCTTTTGAGTATTCACTTCAGTACCAAAATCTTTTTCAATAGATTGGGTAGCAAAAGTCTGGGCAGAAGGTGGTGTAGTCACAGTTCCACCAGAAGCAACCTTGCGTTGATAAGCCAATTGTTGTGCCTGATAAGACTCAACAAGGTTATTCAAATCTCCCTCACCAAGATTGCGACCTAAAGAATCTTGCGCTGCTTTTTTGAATACGGCTTTCAATTCAGCAGGGTTATTCAATTGGTATGTCGGCAGTGAAGAAGATGACGTAGCCGAAGGAGCAGGGTTTTTGGTTAGCAAAGTAATTTGCTCGTCAATTTTTTTCCCACGCAAAGGCGAAGATGTGTCTTGATTCAAAAGGTTGATACGGCTAAGAGCCTGCTTATAAGCCTTGATTGTTTTAGGGTCTGTTTTGTCACCAAGAACACCAGGAATAAAACCAGGGAAGGCTTTCATCAACTGTTGTTGAATAGAAATAATTTTGTCTGGCGAAAATGAAAGAATTGATTGCCAGTCACCCGTAGAATAAGTATAGGGATTTGTTGGGTCTGCTGCCTTGTATGTAGGGTTTTTGTCTAACCCTTGATAGTTAGGGTCAATACCCCCTGCATAACCTGTGCCTGCACTTGGGGTGAAAACGTCAGATGCACTTGCCCCAGAACCAGGGACAGTACTTTCAGTAGTTGGGGGCTGAGTCGTAGTTGTAGTAGGTGTATTTCTTGGAGCCATAGTTGTGCTTGTCGGATTAGGTGATGTGGTAGTCACGGGAATTGTAGTTGATGTTGTTGGAGAAACACGAGGACCAAATTCTGATTTAGATGGTACGCCTGACCTTTGACCACCAACAGGTTCGGGAACAGTTGTAGTGGTCGGAGCCAACGTAGTCGTTGGTGCCATAGACGTTGTTGGTGCCATAGTTGTTGTACTACTAGAAGTAGTAGTTGTCTCATCAATACCAGGAATACGACCAACCCCACCAATAGTAGAACGAGTTGTAGGAACAGAAGTAGTTGTTGTAGTCAAAGCCTTAGCCACAGTTGTAGGAGTGACAGTGGTTACTTTGCCCCAATCAATAGATGTTCCAGAATCAACCCGACCAGCAATAGTCAAAACCCTGTTACGAGCAATACCTTCGTCTGATGTACCAGTAGAAAGTTTGAACTTTGCAATAGCAGCATCTAAAACTTTCTTGATACGAACAGGATGACGAGGAACATTAGAAGCAATTTCCTTATTTATAAACATCAAAATATCTGGAGACAATGGAGTTTTGATTGCATCAATACCATACGTATTTTTCAATTCAAGAAACATACGCTTAGAAATAGGAACACCTAACGGCTGAAAATGGTGTGTTTCACCCGTACCAGTTATTTGTTCCAATTGATATTTCTTAGCAACTTTACCTGCCAAAGAAACATTGCCAGTAAAGTCAACAGCGTAACCACCCGTATGCCAACTAGCCCCAGGCACAGCAACGGTCTTGTTAGTTACTCGTTTGTACCATTCATTATCTTCAGGGTTCCATTTGATTTTACCTGATTTAATGTCTTCATACTTTGCAGGGTCGTTTTCATAATCTGGGGCATTAGGAATTTTTTTGTAGTTTGCATAAAATAGGTTACGGACCTGTTCTTCGTCACGACCACCCCCACCTTTGAGAATACCTACGGATGGGTTATCACGAATCAAAGACAAAATGCGTTGAGCAAATAAAGGTTCAAGAGAGGTGAACTCTTGAGTCTTAATCATTTCTGCAATGCTTATTTTTTCACCTTTGAAACCATAAGGAACTTTTGTGGTGTAATCAGAATCTTGAATTATTACAGTCATTTATTGCTCCAACTCTGGTGGTAAAAATTCACTAGACAAAATACGTTCCCATAAACCCTTAAACTCAGGATACTGCGCTACAAGACCTTCACCTTTGTTAGTCAACTTTTGACGCATACCAGCAGAAGCAACAGCATTACGCCAGGCATCATTAGCCATAGCAGGATTCAACACTTTAGCCTGAGCAACAAAATCAGTACGGAAATCCCAATACTCTTTCAACGCTTGACCAGCAGGTAAAGACACAACTTTCGGGTCTTTAACCATACGTTCAATCTGACGCTTCTGATTGACCCATTCAACCTCGTTCAAACCAGCAGTAGCAGAAGGGTTCCACATAGGATAGAACCCTTTAAGTTCATCTGCTTTTTGTTTCATAACACTTTGAAACCCAGGATTGTTTTTTGCTTGCTCAGGAGTCAAACCTAAAGCAACGCCCTGGGCGACAAGATTATCTTTATATGTGTTGTAAACACTCCAAGCAAGATTGTTCAAAGCAATATCTTGTTTTACAGCAGCAGGGCGTGGGCTGCGTTGCCCAAGATTGCGTTGTTGTGTGTAAACACCAGGGGAAAAAACGCCATCTTGAGGACCTAAAAATGCGCCAACCAAAGGATATTTATTTACAAGTCCACCATTAGATTTAGCCCATTCACCAAACTCTTTGGTTGGTTGAAGACCAGGGTAACTTTCAGATGAACCAGCAAGATACACCCAAGCACTAGGTCCGTACTTATTCAAAAACTCTGCAACACCAGCACCGTATGATTTATCTGGGGTGTTCGTCATATTGCGAAGGTCGTTCAACACTTGACCTTGCGTAACATACTCAGGTCCAAGTTTTTCGTAATACTTAGTAATAGAAGCACCAGGACTAAAAATCTTAAACACTGATTTCCAAATCAAAAGCAAGTTAGTTTTTGTTTGTGCTTCTTCAAGAAGACTGGTACGTTCTTCATCAGTAATAGGAACATTTCCTTTTTGTGAAGCCAAGTTTGTCAACACAGCATTTAATGCTGTAGAGCGAATGACATCGTTTTGTTCACTACTAAACAATTGTTGGATATTGTCAATGCCTGGAAGTTTATTTACTCCTGGAATTCCTTTTGCAAGTTGCGTACTTGCAACACCAAATCCTTGTGCCCAAGCAGGAAGAAAATAATCAGCCAAATCTGATTTCATTTTAGGGTCGCCAAACGGAAACAAAGCATTTCTTACAGCAGAAAAAGATTCAGTTGTTGGCAGAATTGAATCCCAAATAATTCCACCAATTCCAAACGCACCAGGAACAGCCTGACCAAGCAAAGTTAGGTTCTTTGTAGGTATAGATTCGTTACCTTCTAGTCCTATCAATTTCATAAATTGACGACTGAACGGAACTGTCACAGCCTGTTTCCCTGTGTCTGGGTCGGTAAACAAAATGTTTTGTCCAGGCATACCACCAGCAAACTCAGGCACAGGAGTATTCTCAAGTGCTTGCTGTGCCAAACCAGCCTTATATAAAACAGTAGGTTGTTGAGCAAGTTGACGGGTCCACACAGCCCACTGTTCTTTCCAAGCGTCAAAGAAACCAAACTGCAAAGAATGACGATAACCAAAATAAGATTTTTTTCTAGAGTCATACAACAATTCAGTCATTTTTTGTTGACCAGCCATTTCACCAAGAAGTTCAACTTGGTTTCTGGTTGCTGTACCAGCAGCATCAGGCAAAGCGTCAACTAATCTTTCTTTCAACCATTTAGGTGCATCAGATTTATCTATTGCATCAACCATTTTTTTGGCTTCAGCAGGGTCCATAATTGGCATCATTTCAATAATGGTTTGCCACTTGTGATACTGCGTGTAAGGGTTACGAGCAAACTTTGCAGAAGCATCACGGTAAATATCAAACCCCTTAGTCATCAATTTACTTCTTTCTTCAGCAACTTTTGTTGCTTCTGTTGCGTGGAAAGGAGCAAACTCTGGTCTATCAGGATTGGTATGCAAATTGTCTGCAACGTGCTGTCTTAGTTCAGGACTTGGTTTATAAACATCCCAAGTATTATCCAAAGAAATAGGAACACCATTTATAGTGCCAGTAGAAACGGCTTCTATAGCATCAAAGTCTTTGACTGTTCGTGTTTCAATATCTAGTATTCTGCTTTGAACCCATTTTTCAACATTGTCAATGTCTGTCCAATCCCAAGACGCATTGCGTTTGCCAGTTGATTTGATAAATTTTTCAAGCAATGGCTGCAAATCGCCATTCAAAAAACGGTCTGCCAATTTTGCTATCTCCGTAGGACCACCCAACATTGCTTCAGCAATAGGTGGATACTCTGGGCTTGCGTTCATTTTTACAATGTCTTGACCTGTCGCATCAATCCATTTGGCTGGTTCATCAGTGGCAGATGCGTGTTGGGTAAGGTTTGAACGCTCATAATGCAAAACACGAGGGTCTGTGCGTTCGTCAGCCATAAGCCCTTCAACATTTTCTGCGACGGTACGATTAGACCCAGGAAGTACAGTATTGATGCGCTGGTTGAACACGTCAATTTGAGATTGTATTTCGGCTTTTGTACCGTACTCGTCTACAATCTTGTCAATGTAGCCCTGGTATTTACCTGCTGTTTTAATGTCTCCTGCTGCCAAAGCAGCAGATACTTTTGCTTGCAAAAAATCAAGTTCGTCAATCAACGGAACCATTTTGGTTATTTCTTTTGCAGTACGTATAGCAACACCGTGAGTTGTGTAATTGACGTGACCAAATGTTCCAAGCATATGCAAAGATTCTGGAGACAAATTGCCTGTAACAGCAACACGCAAAAGTTCATCTGGAACAATTCTTGTAGCCATACGAATAGGTAAAGGTGCACCCAAAGCAAGTGGTTTCAAAACCCTGCCTTGAATTTTATCAAGTTGTTTAATCAACTTAGGACTTAACAATGTTTCAACAACAGCATTACCACGAATGGGCTTAAACGCTTCCCACAAATTAGTTGTCTCACGAATAACTTGCTTCAACATATCAGGATGAAGCATAAGGAACCCTTGATTCAAGCCGTCAATAGTTCTAAAGATTTCTGTTGAACCATCCTCTAACCACGGTGCAGGATAAGACCTTCCAATTGCATCCATAGACCATTTATGAATACCATCAGACCAGCCCGACCATTTGGTAACAGCATCTATCCATTCTTCTGGGGCACCTACTTTACGCAAGGAAGGACCAACCATAGTTCTCATCCATTGGTTTGCCAAATCAAAACGTGCGCCAGCACCTTCTTTAGTTACTGCACGAATAGCCTCAGCAAGCATCAAATGACGGTCAGCAGTAGGTACCTTCATAACAATCATCAGATTGTTCATATCTTTGATAGAAGCCATAGGGTCATCAAAAGCAAAGAATGTAGAACCAGGCATAGTTGCAAACTGTCGTGTCTTGCCTGAAACCTTATTGGCTATCATTGCGCCTGTTTGATTAATCCATTGGCTTTGCATACCAGGAACATTAAAAGTGAAATACATTGGGTCGGCACTCAAAACACCGTCAACCATAACTTTATGGACAGCGTTCAAATCTGGTGTAGCACCAGTTAGACGTGCAGCATCAACAATGTCTTGTATGGCTTGGGCAGCACCAATAGGAATGTTGCCAAGAAACGCATCGTAAAGTTGACCGACATTATCAAATGAAGCAAGTTTAGAAAGAGCAGCCCGACCTGCTCTTGTGTGAGGCATAGCCTGAATAGCCATAGCGTTTATTCGTATACCCCCACTAGGGGTGATTACTATTCCCAGTGCTTCCACAATAGCATCAATCACAGTATTCTTCATACTGGCTAGAATTGGAGGGTAAGAGTCCATTGCTTCCAGCACGTTTCTATTGATAATAGAATCTGCTTCTTGTTGAGCGTATGCTTGAACTTCTGGAGGAAGCACAGTTCCTTTAGGTAAATAACCACCAAAATCAGACAAGTTTTCTACAGGTACGTTTTCTGCACCCCTTATCCAAGAACTTGTAGAAACATCATAAATTGGTTCGTCAACATATGGAATTATTGTTGACAGTCCAACAGATTCACGTTTGGTTTTCCAAGCATCCCGTACAATATCTGCTACTGCATTAGTAAAGATGAGTTTAGTGGTCTGAATGTCAGTACCAAATTCTCTTGACAATGTTCTATACATTTCATCAATTGGCTCTGTAATGGCAGTAACTTTTTCTGATTGAGCAACACCACCATAACCTTCAATTGCCAAACGCTCGGCAGCAAGTTTGGCACCTACAGTTTCAGCAGCAGCACCTTCCAAAAGTTGTGTTGTTCCAGTACGCCCAAGATTCAACCCTTTCATAATTCCCCGAACAGGGTCAAAATACATTGACGGGTCAGTACCTAAATCAAAAGTTAAGTCAACTAAGCCAGACAAAAATTGTGCAGCATACCCATTACGGTCAATCAATCCAGCCTGAATAAAAGGTTCTTGAACTGAACGACCAGCAGACCAAGTTTTTCCTGCAATTTTTGGTAAACCAGCATCGTGTTGCCTACGTGCTTCTTCCATTGTTGGACCTTCAGGGAAAAATCCTGCGCCTAAATCAAGATTTTTATTTGGGTCTAAACCACGTTTGATGATTTGGGTAATGATGTTTCCTTGAATAACTGTTTTGTAATAGTTATCTAAATCTCCACCTTCGGGGTCACGTGCGCCCCATAAATAGTTAGCCCATTGAAGTGGACCTACACCAGGGGTTTGTTGTGTTGACAAAGCAAATTCAATGTTTGAACCAGTAAATTGCGCTGCACCAGTAAGTGCTGTCGTAGCAGTTTTACTTGCAGCCCTAAGACCTGTACCTATTTGTGTTAGGTCTAGTCGCAATGGAATGTTTACTCCACCAGCCTCTACTCCACCAGCAGGACCAACGTGGTCTGGTGTCATCATCCCAATAGTTTTAAACGGCAAAGAAGCAACCCATCCTAAAGGGGAAAGTTCGTCTTTGAACGCCATAAGGTCACGCATAAAACCAGTTGGTTCTGAAGCGTTTATCATTGCAGCGTTTTGTGTTTCCATTGCATTTGTAAGTTTTGCAAACGTAGGGAATTTTTTATCAATCAAACTTTTATGACCAGCAGGGAATTTAGGGTCAGCAATGACTGGTCCTTCTTCATTGTCTACGTTTCCACCTCTGACTAATTCACCTTTTTTATTTACTAAAACCATTGTTGGTCTGAACTTTTCAGTCAATGCAGCATACTGTTCAGGTTTTTGCATATAAAACTTAATAAGTTGAGGCTCAGTAAGATTCAATAAATCATCAGGTGTTTTGATTTCTGGAATAGACAGATTTCTCCAGTTGACACCTTGCTCGTTTGTAGGGTCTACAACTTCCCACCATTTAGGTTTATGCCCAGGCATAACCATAAAATCTTCTGGTTTCATTTTGAGAATATCAAGCAATGTTTTGCCTTCGGTGCCGTCACGATGAACTCGGTAACTACCGTGGCTTCCACCAGCAGGAGAAGGAACAA